TAGATGCGTCTGGCTCGTTTGTATTCCAAGATAGAAATGTTACAGCTGGATCTATTGGCGGCACACCTACAGTCTTTGCAGATAATGGCACAGGTATAGATTACTTTGATGCCAGTTGGATTCTTAACGATGTACTTATATTTAACAAAGCCACTATTACTAGGTCAGGTGGCACAGCACAAATTGCATCTAATCAAGCATCTATAGATAAATATTTTTTACACAGCTACTTTTTAGACAGCCTACTTATGCAAACCGATGCCGTAGCCCTCGATTACGCACAGGCTTATGTGGCAAGTAGAGCTGAGACAAGCATTCGAGTAGATTCCATAGTGCTAGACCTATACACAACCAATTACAATACAGGCATTATTGCAGCCCTAGACCTAGACTTCTTTGATCCCATAAAGGTAATTACTACTCAGCCAGGCGGATCTACCTTAGAGAAAACATTACAGATTTTCGGTGTACGCATGAATATATCACCGAATAGTTGGCGCACTACCTTCACGACATTGGAGCCAGTATTGGACGCATTTATCCTAAATGATACGATTTATGGCACTTTAGACTATAATGTCCTAAGTTACTAGGGAGTAAAAATGGCAGCAGGATTAGGTTTTAAGGATTTTACTACGGGCGAGGTATTAACCGCAGCTGATGTAGATGGTTATTTAATGCAAGGTATTTGGGTATTTGCAAGTACCGCAGCTAGAAATGCAGCCGTTACATCACCATCAGAAGGTAACTTTGCATTTACTAAAGATACTAATTCTTTGTGGTATTACGATGGCGCAGCATGGGTGGCATCAGGTGCAACAGGTGATATAGAGGGCGTTACAGCTGGTGTAGGTATTAGCGGCGGTGGCACTAGTGGCACAGTAACTATTACAAATGATATGGCAACTACTATTACAGCTAGCGGCGATATTGTATTAGGTACAGGCAGCGGCACTTATGATAACTTGCCTATTGGTAGCACGGGGCAGGTTTTAACAGCTGATACAACAGTAAGCCCATATAAAGTCAAGTGGGCAACTCCATCAGCAGGTGGTGGTGGAAAGGTGTTGCAGGTTGTGAGTGCGGTAATAACAACTACTGCAAATATTACAACAACAACTTTAACTGATACAAATATCGCATTAGCAATTACACCGACATTAAATACTTCTAAAGTTCTTGTTATGATTAACGCCTATGCCCAACAAGATTGCAGTTCTAATGACGGAGAGTTTACCGCACAAGCCATTATTGATAGAGGTGGAACTACCATATTTGATACTCTTGCTGAGGGTTTTAGAGTGTTTGGTTTTCCTAGTAGTGCACCTTATTATAGAATGACAACACCATTAACATTTCTTGATTCTCCTGCCACAACATCTGCAACAACTTACAAGTTACAGGCAAAAGTTGGAAGTACAACAAATGGAGAAGCCATCCGTTTTCAACCTAGTTCTACAAAATCAGTAATTACTTTAATGGAAATCGGTGCATAATGGAATATTTAACCAAAGCAATTCGCAAGTTAAAACCTAATTCAGAGTTTTCTTATACAGATGATGATTACTCTACAATTAAATGGGATGTATTAGATGGTGATGCACCTACTCAAAAAGAAATAGATGCCGCTATTAAAGAAGTTAAGGCAGATGAAGCACAAGCAGAAGCAACTAAAGCAACTGCTAAAGCTGCAGCCGAAGGCAAATTAGCCGCACTTGGTTTAACTACCGATGATCTACGGGCTTTAGGTTTATAGCCACTAAATGAAGCCATGGCTTTGTGCAGCTGGTGTGCAGTTAAGAGATCAGATTGATACATGGTACCAAGATCGCCGCACTACCTCTGATGGGTGGCTGGGCGATGCTCGTCATTCTACCAGAAAATCGGATCATAATCCAGATGCAGGATGTGTCAGAGCCATTGATGTGGATTCTCGCTTGGATTCATCCGAAGGGCTCTCAGTATATTTGGCTGACCAAATCAGGATCTGTGCAAAAACCGATAAGCGCATATCTTACGTAATCCATAATGGCATGATTGCAAGCAAGATACTTAATTTTAAGTGGCGTAAATATTCTGGATTCAATAAGCACACAAAGCACATACATATAAGCTTTACAAAGTTAGGTGATAAAGATAGCAAGCCGTTTGATATACCACTACTAGGGGGTAACTTATGAAGATCAGTAAGAAGCAAAAAGCAATACTTAAATCATACTTTAGAGGTGTGCTTGTCTCTTTGTTGACATTTCTAGCAAGTAACGAATTAGGACTAGATCCAGCAGTGTCTGTAATTGTTGCAGCATTGGCCGGTCCGGCAGCTAGGGCTTTAGACAAATCCGACAGTGCTTATGGCATCGGTGCAGATGAAGCATGACACCGGGCGAGTGGGTCGCTTTAGCCGTTGGCGTATGCGCCGTATGTACAAGTTTATTAGTGGCTCTTCGTTGGGTTATTAAATCTTATTTACAAGAGCTTAAACCTAATAGCGGATCTAGTATGAAAGATCAACTTACTAGGTTAGAGCAGCGTGTTGATGATCTATATTCTCTAATAGTTAAGCGACAATAATCCTATGGCTGATACAAGGCGTAAGCGTAAGAAGATAAATAAGCGCGTAGTGCGTAAGTCACCTGAGCCATTATCTAAACTAGATCAGCATTATATTGCTATGAATGAAATCTACAAGGCTGCACGTAAGGCTGGCTTTAGTGAGAGCTGTAGCTTGTATTTTGTATCAGATAGAGCGACTATGCCCGACTGGGTTATTGGTGATGGCGGCATCATACCTAGTATAGATCCTACAGAAGAGGGTGAAGATTAAGCGTTGGCTAGTAATCTCAGATCTCCAGATTCCGTACCATCATGAGGCGGCAGTCAAGAATGTTATTAAATTGGCAAGACGTGAGAAGTTTGACGAAGTTTTATGCGTGGGGGATGAAATTGATTTTCAGACAATTAGTAAGTGGGCTGATGGAACACCTTTGGCTTATAGTCAGACTCTTAATGAAGATCGTGCAGCTTGTCAAGACATCCTTTGGGATCTTACCGAGTACAGCAAGCAAGCTAGTGTTATCCGCTCTAATCATACTGATCGCCTTTATAGCACTTTACTAAAAGCACCCGGTCTTATAGGTTTACCAGAGTTGCAATACCCTAAGTTTATGGACTTTGCCAGCATGGGGATTGATTACTATCGCACAGCTTATGAATTTCATCCGAATTGGGTATTGGCGCATGGCGATGAGGGGAGCATGAGCCAGCATGCGGGTATCACAGCCCTTAACTTGGCTAAAAAATGGGGCAAATCGGTCATAGCAGGACATAGCCATAGACTAGGCATGAGTGCCTATACAGAGGCTATAGGAAGTCATTACAGACCCTTATATGGCGTTGAGGTGGGTAATCTAATGGATAGGAAAAAAGCCTCTTATATACGCTATGGAAGCGCGAATTGGCAGATGGGTATTGCTATACTAGAAGCTGTAGGAAAGACACTAACACCTACGTTAGTGCCTATCAATAAGGATGGCTCATTTACAGCTCTAGGGCGGTATTACGGGTAACATCGTTACCTAATCGTTATACAAATACGCCCCAAAATCATTCACAAAGTCGTACACACGTGCGACACTATTGCTATGTCACAAGATATGTGAGCATAGAGGGGCTACAAATGAAAATACAGATTGACATCAAAGCAGCTGATTTTGAACAGCTGTGGAGTAATTCAATGGAGTGGGTGAATCAAGATTGGCAAAAACAGGCAGATCGATTTAATCCAATGCCATTGTTTAGTTGGCACTATGCATACTGGTTTGATAACTACGCTGCATTAAAATTAGCAGAAGGTTTTATAAGCTCATTAGGTAAAAATTACGCAGTACACAGCGATGAAGGTACAGGCGATTGGGTAATGCTAACTAATTACGCTAGTCCTTGTCACCTACGTAAGACACTGGTGACCGCATGATAGAGACAACAGCACCTTGGCTAATAATTTATAGCATTTTAGGTTATTTAATTGGCTGGTACGTAGTAACAAAGATCATGGATAAAGCCTTTGATCGTGGTTATTGGTCTGGTAGATCCGCTGGGTGGCGATCAGCTAATGAACATTATGAAAGAGTTCGCAAATTGAAATCACAATCAGTATTTGATTATGACAAGCAGAACTGAACTCTTAGATGAATGTGCACAGATCCTCAATCAAAGAGGGGCTATTTACGGAAGCAGTCGAAGCAATCATGAGCGGATCAGCGAACTGTGGTCTGCTTACTATGGAAGTTACATATCGCCTATGCAAGTCAGCCTCATGCAGCTGCTTGTCAAAGTGTCAAGGCTCTCAGAAACTCCAAATCACAAAGATAGTGTTAAAGACATCATCGGTTACGCGGCAATATATTCAGAGCTGCACGACCAATACGATAATGATTACGGAGTAAATGATGGCATTTGACCTATCAGATTATGAAGATGTAGCCACATTAAATAAATGGTTCATAGCCAATTTCCCTGCTGGCAGATCAGACATATCTGTAATCAGCCATGATGCAGTTAATGGTTACATATTGATACAAGCGACATTATGGCGTGACAGTAAGGACACATCACCAGCTGTATCTAATATAGCCTTTGGCTCACGGGAAAGTTATATACAAAATATGAAAAAGTTTTATTGCGAAGATACCGCTACAAGTGCATTAGGGCGGGCAATAATCCTATTAAAAGGCTCAGATAAAACAGCTACTAAAAATGACATGAGAAAGGTTGATGATGTACCAATTAAAAATATATATGGCAAAAGTGGCAATTCGCAGATTATTGAAATGGCACTCCGAAAGTCGTTTGCTGATGATGGTAAGTCAACAAGCGAACCGACAACTTGGTCTGTCGGTGATGTTGCCGAAGCCTTATCAAGCAAACCTAAACAACAAGAATGCACACATGGCTTAATGATTCTTAAAGAAGGCACAGCCAAAACAGGTAAGCCTTATTATGGATATGTATGCAGCGCACCAAAGGGAGAACAATGCGATGCTAAATGGGCGGTAACAGCTGCTAATGGCAGTTGGTTCTTTAGAGAGGAGGATTAAATGGGATACGTAGAAATTTTAGATGGCAGTCATTACCTTGCACGCGTAGAGAACGACAAGGTAACGATTGAACCAACAAAGGATCGATGCGTAAGCTGTAATGATGACAGATTATTACATGATGGTCAGTATCTGGTTTGTTCTCAGTGCCACTGCAGGCAATAAGAAAGGGGATTTTATCACATGTACACAAAATTTAAGTGTAATGGATGTAGTCGAAAGACCGAGTTCTTATGGCTTGATCAGCTAGATACGCCAGAAGGCTATAAGGCGTACCAGTGTATGAGCTGCGGTGCGGTGGGAGTTAAAAACATCGCAGAAGCACTGCACATACCTGACAGTGAAATAGACAGGTGCAGCAAGTGTGGCGGTTGGCAGTTTTTAAAGAATGGCTGCCATACTTGTGCATTAATAGAGGCTAGGTAATGACACGTGCGATGGTGGTGTAATGACAACACAGTTAGCTTTCCAGCTATCAGATGACAGTTCAATTCTGATCCCATCGCTCCAAAAATTTGGTAAGATTAGTTATGTTGAGGCTTATAAGCTTGTCAGTGCTTACCACTATCTAGGCAATAAACGCTTTATAGGTCAATACTGTTTTGGCATCATCAAGGACTATCAGATTATAGGTGCTGTGGTTTATTCACCTTTATCAGTGCCTAATTCAGCTCAGAGTGCTTTCGGGCTGCCTAGAGGTAATTATAGCTGCTTTGTTGAGATGTCTAGGCTTGTGCTTGAGCCTTCATTAAATCATAGCAACATAGCATCTAAGTTCATAGCCTATAGTCTTAGAGAGTTAAAGAAAAAAGGCATCAAAGCTGTAATTAGCTATGCTGATTCAAGTAGGCATGTAGGCACAATCTATCAAGCTGCTAACTTTAACTATTATGGCTTGACACCACCTGCTACAGACTTTTGGTATGGCGGCACTGTTAAACATTCTAGAGGCAAAATTAAGCGTCATTTAACAGGTGTGTGGAAACCTCGCACTAAGAAACATCGCTACATTTACTTATTAGATAAAACGCAACATGTTGCATGGCCTTTACAATCTATCTATCCTAAGCGTAACGACACGCATAATGATGATTAATTTGGTTGCATGTGATACCCTAAAGAAGCGTTCGATCTTAAATCGAAAAGCTGAGTCGCCCCCGGCAAGACTCGGAAGGCGCAGAGTTTGGGCGACCTTTATGCTAATTGCATTTATCAGTTGCTTTTTAAAAGATTATTCTGTCGCAAAAGAGAATTACAAACCTATGCATTATAGGCAATACATACTAATAACATTAAATGACTTAGATGAAACATATTGCTTAATAGATCTATATACAGCTGAGAGTAGGCTTAACCCATTAGCGCGTAATGGCTCACACTATGGCATACCACAAGGTAGGTCTAAGTATCTTGCAAAAGTAGATGGTACTAAGCAGATAGACTGGGGTATTAAATACAATCTAAATAGATATGGATCTATGTGTAAAGCATTAGAGCATTACAAGATAAAGGGATGGCATTGAGTCGTAAGGCAATAAGCACAGGTAAGTGGAAGAAGCTACGCATTACCATACTTGACCGAGATGGCTGGCAGTGTGCTCTTTGTAATAAGCCGGGTCATACAGTTGATCATATAATTCCCCGTGTAAAAGGCGGCGACATGTGGAGTCCGGATAATTTACAAGTATTGTGCAAGTCATGTAACAGCTCTAAAGGTGGTCGTTTTTTTATTGGTAAGGCGAC